ATAGTATGAAGTTTATTTTTGTCTTTTCCTAAAATTACAAAGTCATCCATATAACGAACATAGTATTTAACTTTTAGAGTGTGTTTTACAAACTTATCTAGAAAATCAAGATAAATATTTGCAAAAAGCTGACTCATTAGGTTACCAATTGGTGTGCCAATTCCTTTGATTTTTTCATTTTCAAAGAAGTGATCCCCTAACTGGATGCCAAATTCACCATCTTCACTTTTGATTATCTGCCAGATTAATTCTAATGTATCTCTGCAGCTGATTTTCCTTTTGATTAGTTGAAATAATCTTTTATGAACTATCCGATAAAAATATTTTGATACGTCAGCTTTTAAAAAATATGTTTTCCCTGGCTTGCGGTCCATTATTCTTAACTTGTCCTGCAGCTGATATGCAGTAAAATGAGTTCCTTTTCCTTTGCGACAAGCGCCGCTATATCTATAAAATGTCTTATCAAATATCGGGTAAAGGTTTTGATATATGCTCCACTGGACCACTCTGTCACGAAAAGGCAAGGCCATAATCAGTCTCTTTTTCGGCTCATAAACATAAAACTGTCTGTATTTTCCCTGTTCATATGTTTTCCACATCAATTCATTTTGTATCTCAATAAGATTTCTCTCTAAATTGTAATTAAACTTTAACACTTCTGGTTTATATCTTTTTCTCTTTTGAGCATTTTGAGTTGCTATTTCCAAGTTATGATAATCAGTTATCTTCTCAAACAAATTTTTGACTGTCTTAGGAATAAATAATCACCACTTTCTCTATATTTGGGTGAAATATTCAAGCCCGCTCAAATGAGAGCGAGCTCATAACTAATCGTGACAGCTTTCGATATTTCGCTACTTGCTATCTAATTAGTGATTTATATTTTTTCCTGGAGGGACAAAATGTATCTCAGGAAGGACTAAAGGCCTGTTCATCTTTTTGAACACTGCAGCAGAGGCCTTGACCCCATACTGTCTGATAAATTTTTAGATGAGCACAGGCGCCACGCACGCCAATGTTAGTGTTCACGTTCCACGGGTTATTGTTCGAGTTGACCGTCCGAGCACCGCAGATGCTACCATTGTTGAAGTTGCCACCGGCGAGGACCAACGCCCTTAGCCCTGTAAAATTTATTTTTTATTTTTACAAGACTTAATCCAGCCGCCCAGAAGACGGCCAATTTCGTCTAATTTTTTTACTACAATTTTATGTTTCCTTATTGATAAATAATGCATGTCTTTAGCAAGCCTTATCTGAACTTTTAGCTTTTTTAACTCATCATCTATCCTGTCTAAAAACCTTATTTTGCTTCCTTGAGTTTCATTTGCGTCTATTATCAAATCCATAATTCTATAGAGTTTATTTTTCAATTTGGTGCACATCGCAAATTTTTCTCTTTTTGGAAAGTTGTCTATTACTGGATAGAAATAAAGAGTAAAGTCATAATGTTTTCTGAATATCACTAGATCATCTGTGTCTGCCAAATCACCACTCCTTCAAGTTCAAAAACTAACCAAAAACCATTTTCAGATTATCAGGCACTCTGATGAGCACAGGCGCCACGCACGCCAATGCTAGCGATCACGTACCACGGGCAATCGCGCGAGTAGACCGTCCGAGCACCGCAGATGGTACCATTGTGCAAGCCGCCACCGGCGAGGAGCCCAATAATAGAAGGATTTCCTTGTATATAGGCTTCTCCGTGTTGATGCGAAGAGTCTTTCCCCGCGTTTAAAACATCAAACCAATTAAATGATGTAGTTCCAGTATATCTATAAGTATACTCATCTAGCCTTTCCCAAAGGTTACCAGCACAATCGACTAGGTTATAACAAGAAACTGCTTGTTCTACAGTTCCAGTTGCGGTTCTGCCTGAGTTGCTTGAGCTAGACCATGCAGCATTATTGTCATTTTCATGACCTTCCGGGCTACCGTAAGCAGCCATCAACCATTCTTGCCTGGTCAATTTGCTTTTTCCAACATTAGCAAGACCTCTAATAAAATCATAATCGTTATAACCTTCAGTTCCTGACACTGGAGTTGCATTGTATTCACTGACAAGTTCAGTTTCTGGCCAAGTCCCACTCCCTTCACTGGCAAGGTATATGTCAGCCCAGAAGTTAGATACTTTGACCATTCCGGTTGGATCGCAAGCCGGTCGATAATTAAGAGACCATACTGAATTAGGTAGTATATTAACCGCAATTGAAGCAGTATCATCATATCTTTGAGCAGTGGTTCTAATACGCCCGTAGTGAAAACCTCCAATTTTTCTTGAATTGTTTTCAGTATAACCATCCGGGTAAGTAGAATTGATTGAAATAACAAAATCGGGCTCAGCATCAGCTGATGGTTGCAGCGCATATATATAATAGTTTTCACCAAGAGTGAAACTTGCAAAGCTCCCATCATTGTCAGCGGCTGTCAGAATAGTATCAGTTTCTTTTTTAAGATTTTGTCTGTCAATCCTCAGGGCCAGAGGCGGTACTGTAATTTCATCAGCAGCGCTTTTTTCTATATGTCCTTTGAAATTGTAGAATGAAGGTGAATCAGCTCCTACGAAACTTAACATTGGTCAATCACCTCCTGGACTTCATCGACTGTAAATCCTAATCTAAATATCTTTCCGTTTGGATTATCTACCAGCTTGAACTGCACTATCTTTTCTTCTCCCTCTTCTTCCTGAGTCATAACTTTGTACTCAGGCTCAGGGCCAGTTCTATCAGATTCTGCTGCAAGTTCTTTGTCGAACTCATACTTTTTGGCTGTATTTAGCAGCCCCTGGTATGCTCTTTTTACTTTTGGTGTGTAGCCAAAGTCATTAATCACATTTTCATAATCCTGTCTTGAATTAAGCACTTTTGAAAAACCTCTCATATATTATCTAACCTCCATTGCTAATGAGCCGTCAATCATTTTTAGCTCGTAAATATCGCCTGTTGTCTCATCTATCAAGTTGTTTTCTGGATTTGAGCCGTCCGGGCCAGCCTTCACAAGCCCATATTCGACTTTCTGAATTGTTGCATCTATCACTGTATCAAACAGCACTATAGTTGTTTCATCATTGACTCCATCATAATTTGCTGATTCTACAGCTGAATAAACTGAGCTTGCGTCTAGAGTTGCTTTGATTTTTCTATTAGTGACGAATGTATCTATATAGTCACCAGGCACTGTAAAAGTATCAGCGCTTACATAAGTTGCAGTTAATGCGCTGTCAATCCATTCAGTCATATTTTCAGCAAGGTCAGATTTGATAGTTCCGTCTTCATTAAGAGCAACTTCTAGCCGCTCCCAGAGAGTGTTTTTTGTTCCTCTCGAAACTCTTAAATCCTTAATATAAGGATTATATTCATTCTGCAGCACCCACTCAGACCCATTCCAAAACTTCATTTTTGCATTTGCCCAACCTTCCGAAATGTCTAACCAGGGCATTCCCTGATAAGTGTCGGTTGGAGCAGTCTCTCCTGCAAATTGAGTTACAATAGCTAAAAAGTTGCCATATAAAACTTGTTTAAGACCGGGCCCATTAGCATCAAGCCCATCTTTATTTGTCGTTCTTATATCAAAATCTTGAGACATGTCATCACTCCTTTAATATCCTTCGATTATAATTTTTTCTGCAGTTCCTCCGACATCATTATTATTGATATCTTTTATAACTACATCTACACTATCTATAGTTTTGTTTTGAAAATCAGCATATTTCATTGTTGATCCATCCTGTAGCAAGTAATAATTATACCCTCTAGGAATTTCATAATATTCTATTCCGTAATCACTATAATTAATTGTTGCTCCTCCTACTGGTATTACAAAATTATCAATTTCCAATTCTAAATCAGGGACATCAAAAAATTGTTTGATTTCATTCAGCTCAAATTCAGCAGTTTCTGTCTCCAGCTGAAAAGTAAATTTAAACTGGCAGTATCTAAATTTGTATTCTCCGGTCATGTATGTTTGCCAGTCTGACCATTCCACACTATCATCAGAAAATCTAACATATGTTTCAGTCTCATAAATAGCAGGTGGATTGTCTAAACTATTATTAGGGAAATCATCAAGTCCGCGATTAGGAAAACTCAATAAACTTAATCCTAAGTCCTGAAAGAACCAGTCTTTTTTGAGTCTTATATCTGTCCTTCCAATTCTGACTGTATCGATAATTTCTGTCATATATTCGGCACTAAAGTCATAATCAGGCAAACCGTCTGCAAAAGCAGGAATATCAGGCCAATCATCAAGATTATAGCCGGCTAAGTCTTCTAAATTATACATGTGGAAGAATGCTATCTTGCCGTTAATATTATCTATATTATCTAGTGTTGCATTATCTATATAATCAAGTTCATTTCTTTCGATAATTATATTAAGCTCCTGGCCAGTACCTGAAACTTCAAAAATTACTGATGTGAAATCACTTGAATACTGTCTAACTCTATCAATTGTCTTAATCATATACATATGTGTTCCATCAATTTCATTTTCAGAAGTCCATCTGTCTCCAGTAAGTTTAGTCCCGAGAACTTCTCCATTATCCCAGTCTGTTCCTTTTCTAATTTCATAACCTAAAACATCTGGCTCATTTACTTCCTGCCATTTGAATATTAATTTTGCACCTTTTTGAGCGACTTGCAAAGTTTCAGGTGCTGCGGGTTTGTTGTCTTTACCGGATATAACTATTTCTCTTGAAACTACACCATCGCTGGTTATGCTTCTATATTTAGAAACTGTTCGCACTCTAACTTGATAAGACACATTGACTTTAAGATTTTCAATTTCGAAACTGCCGCCTTCTGTTTCTCCTCTGATTCTATAAGGCCCACCGTTTTCGGATATATCTATTATTGCTTTAGCAAATCTTTCATCGTCTGGAGTGCTGAACTCGACAATCAGATTTGACATTAAATTTCCATCTACAGTTGTATATCCATATTCTGATACTTTTAGATCAGATACTTCTCTAGGAGCTTCCAAAGGGTTTTCCAGTTCTGAACCATAATTTTCTTGCTGCACTATACCATTGTCAGTATATATTGCTTCGTTATATTCGACAGCAGTAATAGCCAGCTCTTCATTTTCGCTTTCACTGATTTCCATAATTCTAAATGGTTTATCAGTCCAACCTGGTCTTGGATGAGTTATTAGGACTTTATCCCCAACTTCTGCCTCAACTGAATTTATGCCGGCTTTGAAGTTTATAACTTCTACGCAATACTTCGATTTCTTTTGATAATACCGCGCCTCTCTACCAGCCTGGCTAAATCGATTTACACCGTTTAAAGTTATTGTTTTAATCGTTTCCCCGGGAACACTCTTATCTAAAAATCTAGCCCCGATTGTTTCAAAGTTTTCGTTAGGGTCTGTATATTCTACAATTACTGATTCATATCTATCTTTTCTTGATGTTCTTGATCTAACAAAACTTTCTGCAATAATATGTTCTTCAAATGTAAAGCTTTGAGCTGCTATCTCTGGTTTATCAATTTTTAATTTTAGCTGCCCGTTTGAATAAATTAAAAAAGCTCTAAAAGTAGAAAGTATTTCATTTAATATGTCAAGCGCTGAACTTTTTGCGTCAATCATAAAATCTAGTTCAAATCTTCTTTCCCCATCTACTATTTCATCTGCATATTCAGCCGCTTCCTTGAATGAATCAAAATTAATAAACTTGTCTTTAACTCCAAAACCAAATCTTTTATTTGTTAAGAAATCTAAAACACACCAAACAGGGTTATTGCTGTATTTAGTGACCCATCTACTTCCGGTCCACACTCTAACGTGACGTCCTTTGATTATCGCGGTCATTGTTGGAGTACCTGATGTCTTTAATTTTTCTGCATCTAAGGTTAGTGAATAATAAGCAAGATATGGGAAGGTTTGTCCGTGTTCATTTTTGCTCCAGGCTGTTTGACTTCGGTAGCCTAACTTAACCTCTGCAGAAACATCTTTATCATCTGCTTTAATTTCTGAAATGCTTTCAATTGGTCCTTCAGAAATCCCAACCTGAAGATCCATGTATCTATCATTTTCGCCGTGAATTTTTTGGTTGATTATATTTCCTGCTGCAAGATTGCGGCCATAAGCTACAGGTATCGGTATTTGATGCGATTTAGTATTAGATATCGGGCCAAAGCTATAAGTTGGTGAATTCTTTGACTGATTCATGCTCTCTTGGAATTCTTTGGCCTCTTTATAATTATCGTAAGAGTTACCGACTGAAAAGCCCAACATTGCTCCGGCTGCTACAGTCATTCCTCCTACTGTAGATGCGGCTGCTGCAGCGCCTGCTGCTAATCCTACTATTGCTCCTACTCCCATTGCTTGCTCACCTCACTCTCCAGATTGAATGTAATCTTTTTTTCCACTTATCAAATTTACTGATTCTTGCTGTCGAATTATCAAATATGTGTATGAATTTATAATTATCTATTAGGACGCCGGCATGTCTTGGAATCCCGCCAACTAAAAAAACAACCACATCTAAGGGTTGCTTATCTTTGATATCTACTTGATCACAATATAAACTTAATCCATTCGGAAGTCTGTTTTTATCTTTTGTCATCCAATCAGATTCTATAATCCTGCCGTCAGTATCTGGCAAAATGACGCCGTTATCAGCTAAAAAATCAACAACTAAACCTAAGCAATCATAACCACCTTTTCCTCTACCATTAAACTTATATTTTTTATTAAGATACTTTTCTGGGTTCATTAATCAACCAACCTCACATTCCTGATCTTCGGAATATCAAGAAAACCTCTGTAATATTTTTGATTGCCCCAGTACTTGCAGCCATGACCTCCATTCCAGGTAAAATCACACCCAGCTTCAAGATAGTAGTTATCTCCTGGCTGAGCTCTTTGAAATGGATATTCAACATCTACAAACCCGCTGGCTGAGTAAACAATTTTTCTGCTTTCGTTTCCTATTTTAATAGTTCCGTGTTTCCAGCGGTCTGCAGGCTGATTCATTTTGCTATCATAAACTCTTTGATTTACGATGCTATCAACAGTTCCTTCTAGGGTTGGTACATTATAGCCGCAGCCTTCCCCTCCAAAACCGCCCGGCCAAGAACAATTAATTCCATAAGTTCCGCCAGGTAGCTGCAATTCTAATTTATCTAAGTTAGATCTTAATTCAACTGTAAAATTATAATCATCAGTGCTAAAAGAGTCTATTTCACCTTTTGTAAATAATTCTCTATAGTTTTCTGGTTTATCTAGCCTATTTTTAAAAACTTGCCAGATTGTCATTTCTCTGCCTTCGAAGTTTACATTCGCAATTAAACCGGAGAATTCTTTCATAACATTATCAAAAG